TTGACGTTCTGCTCGTCTGCAACGAAGTGGCCGATTGTCGTGTAGCCCTCTGGCAGTGCGCCGACAATCGCGTGATGTGCCGTCCACCATGCGACGGCTGGATTGTTGGGCACAGCGGCTTCCAGCGCCTCGTTGAGGAACGAGTAGATGAACGCCTCGTTCGTTTCGGTGACGTAACGCCGCGTGATCTGTAGCAGTCCCATCACGCCCTCTGGGTCTGGCGTTGCCCTCACGCCCAGCTTTCGCTCAAGGCGTTTTATCTTGTCGTGTTTCACAGAACCCATTCTGCCCCAACCTGTTCCAGGTCGAGGCCATTCCATGCCAGGGTTCAACGATTGAACTGCATTCGTATTTGATGCACCAAACACGTTGGCAGGCAACACATTTCATTTTTCGCCCACCCAACTGTTGTCGGAATCTTTGGAGTAGGGCCAAGGCTGCCCACCGAAGTCTTTGAGTAGTTCCACTAACACTTTGCGTCTCTTGAGGATGTCGCCAGTCATCTTTGTAATACCCACAGCGCGGCATTCGGCATCTAGCTGCCGCAACGTCATTGCCGTCGCAGAGCGAGCCTCTAACAGGTCATACCTGGGCATGTAGCACACAATGAAGGCAACCGGCTTTACACCCGCAACGGGGCGCTGACCAGTAAGAACAGGCACCCCCGGCCACGACACCGGGGGTGGCGCAACCAGCGTTAGCGGTGCGACAGCCAGTCCACGGCGGGAAGGGAATTCACCAAGTAGGACTGACCCCTGCGTCTCAGGGTACACCTGTCCGCATCAAAGATTTTTTTTTATTAAATCCCAAAAACACTGCGCCGCAGCACGTTTGCGTAACACATTCCTTGCCCCTAGGTGGCTGGGACGGGCACTTGGGAACGCACTCTAGCGACTGCTCTGGTTCCAGCTTGGACAGTCCGCGTTTCACCAATCAGATTCACACACAACGTGATTGGTTGGCCGACACCACCACAGTGCCGACGCTCTCGCGCTATCACCGGCCACCACAAGCTCCGACTACACACGCGGAAACAACCCGGCTATGACCCGTGACGCTGACCGGCAAGTAACAACCGGCTGACCCCCTCGCGGAGGAACTTTGCAACCACCGTTCTACACCTAGTGACTGACAAGACGTAGCTGCAACAGATCGCGAGACAATAGAACAAAACCGTGCGCGTAAGGAGCAACTTGTTAATGGCCTACAAACGTAAACAGACCGACACCAAGCCAGCCGACGTTGTTCAGGCGATCCAGGTGAAGCGCCCGTACCGCGACGTGAGCAACACCTTCCCCCGAACACACATCAGGAACAAGCCATCAGGCGCACTCAACTACATCCGCGTCATCGATGCGCCAGAAGGCAAAAACCAAGCAGCAGAAGGGGATTGGATCGTCAAATTCCCAGACGGCAGGGTAGAAGTCATCCCCGACAAGGAATTCGGCCAGCACTACAGCTAAAGGAAAACCCCCGCACACAATGCGGGGGTTTTCTCATTCATCAACCAGCGCAAGACATTTCAGACGCAAGAGCATCAATCGCATCCGCGCTGTACCCGGCCCAAACGTCATCCTCATCGATCAGCACAACCGGCGCGGTAGTAAAGCCCAAATCGCGAACCACCTCAGCCAGATCGGGATTCTCGTCAAGGCGCACCTCATCGAACTGAATGCCCCGGCGCTTCAAATGAATCTTCGTCGTGTAGCACAGGTGGCATCCCGGCCCTGTAGTGAAAACGGTTACGGTCATCCCAAGCTCCTTCTTATACCCTGATTTTGACAACACTGATCTGCCGGAAATGCAATCAATAGATTGCAATCCGTTGAGGTTTACCGATTTATGTTACAGCTAGTTAGCGCAAAGACTCGCCGCAGCCAAGCGACTCAACCTCAACGCGAGGCTCAATGTAAGTCTCAACGTGCGGCTCCGAAATGCGTTCGACCGCAACAGCTTTCGACACGTCGGCGCTGCGGTCGATGGACATCAGCACCGACAGGAAAGCCGCCGCACCGGAGACTCCTACGAGGTTCAACCAGTCAACCGTGAACAGCGAGAATTGTGAAACGCCAAGCATGGCAATGCTGGTCTGCGCGAAAGTCCTTGCAGCCCTGACGATTACGCCAGTCTCAGAGAACCAAAAAGATTTAGTGAGCATCATGTATTTACCTAACTCCAGTCTTACCGCGATCCGATGTACCCAACACTTTGTCCCGCACCTCTGCGAGCGCCTCAACGATTGTCTGACCGCCAAGCGAATTCCAGCGCATAGTCAACTGATCTGCCGCAGGCCCAACCGGCGCATCAGGTTTAGTCGCAGTCGGTTGCGAAGGCTGGAAACCGGCGTACTTCAAAAACGCCGATTCGAATATGTCCCAAGGGAATCCAGTCCACGGCGGGTTCATCGGCCCACCGACATCGGTGTGCGTTCCATCCCGCAAGAACTTTGTGACGTAGCGGTGATCGGAAATGCCGCCCGGTGCCGAATAAGGCGGCTTAAGAACACGTTTCGGAATCGAATACTTTTCGCAGTCTTGTGCGGCGAGGTAGGCCGCGACATCAATCGACCTGCCTGCATACTTCAGCCAGTCCTGTCGAGTCCACGAAGCCTTAGACCCGGCGAAGACAAGGTTGATCGATCTAGGGTTGGCCGAAAGCACAGACCAAGACGCGAGATCGGTGTCAACAACATCGACAACTGTCACGCCGTTGTCGCGGTTGTCCTGGCTGATTGAGTAGTGATACGACACCTGCGAGCTTGGCTGAGACATCCACTGCGCCAAGCCATCTGCGTTCGAATTCCCCTCTTGGGTGTGCAGTAGGAACAGGTCAACCCGCGCACCGTTCCTGCCGCTGCAATTGGGACTCCAGATCGGATACTCGTTGAAGTCTGGCCGGTCACTGATAGCCGCCACTTGAACGGCACCTCCTCCGAATCGATCAAAGAACCCGGCAGCCTTATCGATGTGGCGCTTGATCTCCTGCAAGTACGCCTGCCTGCCATTGCGGTAGGCCACGTCGGCGCTAGGTTCGCTTGGCCGCTGCTGAAGCCAAAAGATGTTGAGCCACGGGTCTTTTGACGCCCCAGAAGACTTCCGCTTCACGTCGAGCCGATCAAGGAACGCAGTCACCTGTGTCTTGGCGACGTACCGTCCTGGGTATCCCGAATCCTGCTGGTACAGCCCAACCCACAGTCCATTTTTTGAAACTGCTCGCGGATCAAGGTAAGACTCTTGAATTGCCGTAGAAAGATTAGCGATAGCAGCCGGTCGATCATATCCACGTCGCACACTTTCTTTGATGATGGCTTCGGCAACATCATCGAAAGATGAAGTGTCCGTTAATGAGTCAAGTGTCGCCATTACTTTGGCCTCTTCCTCTCTGCGGCAAGAATGCCTGCCGTCCATGAGATTGCGGGATCGCCACCCCAAGCCGCCCAGGCAACGCGGCCCGGTGATGGATAGCCATCCTCGCCGGGACTCCAACCCTTACCCTGATCGTCCTTGCTATGTCGCCCAAGGTAATTCGCAATGCGCCCAATGGTTTCGCGGCTAACCGAAGAACCCCTCGCCAGATCAGATGCACGCTTGCGCCCGACATCTGTGAACCCGCCGCCAGCATGACCGTCCGCAATCCACTTCAATGCCTTGCGTGCTTCAGAGCGCACACCGCTTGGGGGAGAATATGATTCGGCCATTACGGGGCATCCGCAATCAGCCAGTCAGATACCTGCACACCGGAAGTGCCCACAACGTCGGCACCGAACTTGAAACCGACATACCGTTCACCCGCACCGTGCGTCACGATATTTGTTGAGTCAGTCCAAGACAGAACCTGCGAAGCGCCCTTGAACAGACGGTAGGTGTTGTCGAGCGGAGAGTAAGCCGCCGTGTAGTAAGTGTTGTTTGCGGTGTCGCCAGCCACTGAAGCCCGAACAACAACTGGGCCAGAGGGATTGGACAATGTTCCAGTGCTGATAGCTGAAGCGCGGTTACCCGTGACAATCCGAAGAGAGTCATTATCCCAACTGCCAACACCCCAAACCTGTCGATGCTCAAACCCCACCCAGTTGGTCAAGTCATACGACGAACAGATGATGACGGTCATGCCGCCGCTGCTGTTGGCGCTAGACCGAATTGTGTTGTAGGTCAACCGAACCGCATCGGTATTGAGTGGTGCGTAGTACAACATAGTTGCGGTTCCGTAAGGGACGGGGAAAATGCTTGGGTTGCTGAACCCGGCAGCGTTGGGCAAGCTCCTCGCGGCGTTGTCGTACACAAATGGCCTGCCGGTGATGATGCGCCAAGCCGGATCAGTAATGACCCCAGTTGATCCGAAGCTGTACTGGAAGCGCACACCGTCGTACTCCGAAGACTGCGGCGGCGCATCGGGATACGGTGCCTCAGTGCGTATTACCGTTCCCTGCGAAAGCAACCTGTCGATACCGTCGTCAGAAGTGAAAAGCTGCCAAACAGTTCCCGCAGCAATGGCATCAGCGACAGTAGAGGTTTCATCGAAAGTGATTGTGCTGTCCCAGACTTCACCAACCCAAGTGCCAACCGTTTGACCATACGAGTTAGTTAACTTCATGTATGCGGTTGTCCCTATGGGGAATGATCCCGTGCCAAGTGAGTAAACCCACGTCGCCCGGTTGCCGCGATTTAAGTCCAGCACCCGGTTACTGTGAACCGGCTGTAAAGCATTGAAACTGTTCATCTTTCAACTCCTGTTAGCACAACACGGCAATCTTTTGCTCAGGTAAAGCATCTACTTCTCTGTCATATTCCGCATGGGAATAGCGCGGCTCTGTTTCTACGGCGCAGGCGCGGAAGCCGGAACCCACTGGGGTGTAACGGTTTATGTTCCCGGCGGCGAATGCCCTGTTGTCTGGCCCGACAACAACCACACGTCCGTAAGTTTCAACAATGACGATTCGGTTATCCGGCTCGACACAGACATCGGGAACAAGTAATTCAATGTTCGCCGCAGCCGTTGACGCGACAGCCAGTGCCGCGCTGGCGCGGTCGGTAGATGTTGCCGCTGCCGCAGTCGCGGATGTAACCGAAAGCGAAGCGGTGGCGCGGTCTGTTGAGATCGCCGCAGCAGCCGTAGTCGAAGCAACAACCGCAGTCGATGCCGCAACACTGACTTCCCTTGAGGCGGCAGTGGTTACGCTCGCAACAGACAGCGAGGCAGTCGCGTTATGCCCACGCAGACCAGTAGCGGTTGCAGCAGAAGCAACACCCAAGCTGGCAGAGGCGCGATCAATCGCCGTCGCCGCAGAAGAAGCCGCCGCCGAAACACCAAGCGCGGCATCAACAAATCGCGTTTTTCTAACATCAGACGTTGCAGCCGAATTCACCACCAGTGCTGCCGTGGCACGATCTGTCGATAAAGCAGCCGCAGCAGTTACCGAAGCAACAACCGCCGTCGATGCCGCAACACTGTTTTCGAGAGTGCTTGCAGAAGACGCACTAACTACAGACAGTGCCGCAGTGGTGTTATGCCCACGCACACCAGCGCCAGCCGCAGCAGACGCAACACCCAAGGTCGCCGACGCACGATCTATAGCCTGAGCGCCAGCAGAAACGGCAGACGCAGCCACCAGGGCCGCGCCGCCACTCTGCCCTCGCCTAAGATCAGCCGCAGCAGCAGAGCCAACCGATTGTGTTGCGCTGCAACGCAATACGGCGGTAGCGCCGCCGTTGCCGGAAGACCCGACAGACAGTGTTGCCTGACCGAACTGTGTTCGCCGCACAATCGCGGAAGTCGCCGCAACAACATTCAGCGCACCCTGAGCGCGATCAGTTGACACCGCATTAGCGGCGGCACCCGACTGTACCTGAACCGAAAGTGCTGCCCCTACGCTGTTTTCAACAGCGTTAGAAGAAGTTGTCGAAGTGACCGGCAAGCTCGCCGTAACAAGAACCGGACTGCGTACCACAGTTGCGGCTGTAGCCGCCGTAACACCAAGACTCGCACCACGGGAAGTACTGTTACGGAGAACGGGTTGCGAAACCGATGTAACCGCAAGGGAACTCGTAGCCCGGTCAATCGAAGTAGCCGAAGCTGTCCGTGCAGACGAAACCGAAAGTGCGCCCTGCACTCCGTAACCCGCAGCAGCAGTTGTCGATGACGCAGCATTAAGGCTTGCAGAAGCCCGATCAATCGATGTTGCCGCAGACGTGACCGCCGCAGTAACCGTTAGGGGCGCACTGGCCCGATCAGTTGACAGCGCAGAAGCAGTAACAACCGCTGCGGAACCTTGGGACGCTGTAGCAGTCCGAAGTATTGAAACCGTGGCTGTCGCCACAGACGAAATGCTTTGTGCCGCATCAGCTATCTGGCCCGTGGAGCGAATCCACACCCGGCCAGCGGAACCTGCGCCACCATTCGCCGTTAAACCCAACAGGAAGCCACCGGAGCCGCCGCCACCAGCGCCCGGTGCCGTCGCAGCCGCAGGCTGTGCTCCGCTGTTGGTGTTGAGCGATCCGATGCCGCCGACATACGTTTGCCCGTTGAAGGTTTTATCCCCCGGCGATCCACCCCTGCCCGTAGGTGGGGCAACCCAGGTGATGGAGTTCGCCGCACCGCCAGTACCGGAAACCCCACTCCTGGGTTTCAGCAGAACTGCAACATGCCCCCAAGGTGTTGCGGCACTGAACAGCACCTCTGACCATGCAGCCTCAGTGTCGAGGATGATGAAGGACGGCGTGGTGTTGTTCAGGAATCGCTGCGTGTATCCAGCGTTCAGTGCTCCAGCCGTGTTTGTTAGTCCAGTCGCGGCCCCGACGAGCACGCCACCGAAGGCAAAGGCAATAGGAGACTGAGAAGCAAAAGTGTTGCCAAAACTTGTTACAGCGGAAACCGTTGCGGTATCTACGTTTCCGTAGGACGTTGAACTGGCCTTCACCGCCGAATAGGTTGTGGCAGCCTTCGACACAGTGACAGAGACGGTCTGTGCGCTAGACATTGGCGTGATCGCAATGCCGTATGACTCAACCCAGCCACTGGTTCCGTTATTGGCATTGACCGCGCCCAGGAACGTCATGGCCGCGCCACCGTAAGTCACGGTGCGCGTATGCGTCGAGAAGCTGCCAAAAGTTGATCCTGTTGAGGCAGCCAGGGACACGATCACATAGTTGTCGTATCCGTTAGGCGTGTGCGTCCAAGACAGCGCGACACTGCCAGTGCCCGATCCGGTCGCGCCAGGGCCGACGGCACCGAACTCAACAGCAAGGGCCGAATTGAAACCCGCAGTGCCATTGCCGCCGACACCACCAGCACCAGCACTTCCGACATAAGCCCTGAAAGTTGTTTTATTCCAGGGAAAATCAACGCCCCGCGTTAATGTCAGGCCAGCGCCATACGAACCGGCGGCACCCGCTTTGCCGTTATTGAAACCGGCACCGCCACCCTGACCGCCACCACCAGCGCCCAGCGCAATGACATCGATCTTCGTTGCGGTTGAAGGCAGCGTGTAAGTGACGTAACCGGGCGTGCTGAACGTGTCTAACTGGGACGGCACGCAATCACCACCCCACGATAGTTAAACGGAAAGAAAACCAACCTGCGGACAGCCGCAGCACAAACCCTGGCTACGCAGCTTGAGTGCTGAGAGTCAACGTGCAAGCAGTCAACGTCAACGTGTCACCACTGTTAACCGCTTTCGCAGTGCCAAGGGCCGCACTCCACAGAAAGTTACCGGCAGTTGCGTTGTCCCACACCGAAATATGGGTGATCGTCTCATTCGCAGTCATCGACCAAGAGGGAGTGTTACTCAACGCCATAGAGCCAGCCGCAGCCGCACCAAAGGTTGCAGCAGGGCGAGTGGTGACCGCCGAAGCGGCAGTCGCACCAGCCGCACCAGGATCAGCGGTATGAAGCTTCACGAACAACCCGGCAGGCTGCGCGAACGCAGTACCCAAACGGATATGATCAAGAATCTTGTTGCACAAGTTCACAGTTGAAAGACCAACGGCCATATTACTTTTCTTCCTCTAGATCGACATTCATGTTACCGCGAACAACCTCTGCCTCTGCGGTAGCAGAGATCGACAGAGACATGTTTTCTTCACTCATCACAAGTCCTTACACACGATAGTGATCGTCCGTTCATCCTCACGCAGTTGCGTCGTAACGATGTGAACAGTCACGTCATAAGAAGTACCCGCCACGCCGCCCGAAACCCACACTGTCGTAGCGGTATTCGTCTTCGTAGCCTGAGTGACCGTAATGCCAGAAGCCACACCAACCGCAGGAACAGTTGTCACCGTATTGATCGTGTCAGTGCCCGTCATCCAAGCAGACCAATCAATCGTGTAATCCAGCTTCGCGCCAGGGTCTTTAACGAACTTTGCAATTGCCATTAGCCCTCACCTAATTCTATCATCCAAGACCATCAATCAACCGGCCTTTTTCGCCTGTTTTATCTTGTTACGCAACGCAGTTCGCTCTTCAGGATGCAGACTGTCAACAATCTTCGGAAAGATTTCATCCAACAGGTCGGTCAACCCAATCATGGCTTCAGCGATCCGATCCATGCGCTCACGCAGATCGGCATTCTCTTTCCTCACCTCGTCGCGGATCGCCGTGCTAATCCGCGAAAGAGCTTCTGCCTCATCAAGTTTCCGCTTCCTGCCGCCAGTCAAGGTTGTAAAAACGGTAGTCATAAATCCACCGGCAAAAATTGCTGCAACTAACGCAAGCAACAACTCAATCGTTTGCGTGTTCATTAGATCGGAGTCTCCTCAACTGGGGGAGGATCGACCGGGGCATCCTCAACAATCGGTTCAAACACAGAAGCCGAATTATCAACGTACTCAACAGAAGTCGGCTGAACATTATCGGCAGAAGGCAAGGTTGGAACATACAGATCATCCCAACCCTCAACCAAGACAGAGGGCACATACTTAGACCCGAAGTTCGTTGTCACAACAAGCCAAGCCATGTCGGGAATTTCATCCTCGCGGAACTGAGTACGCAAGGCGACACGGTTCGTCGCAGGGTCACGCTTAACGTGCCCCTCAAGGCAAAACGCAACTGGTGCAGTCATTTACGCATAACTCCTATTGATCAAGGCAACTGAGAACCACGTCAAGGTTCCATCCTCGTCGCCAATCAAGACATTGCTAATGGCAGAATCCGCGTTGTATCCCGGTTCGATCCACTCGCCAGCCCTCAAGTAGACGATGTAAGTTCCCGTCACGCCGTTGAATCCCGTTGTTGAGTTGTAGGTTTGAGCAAAGCCCTCTTGGTCAATGAAAGCCGACTGCGTACTGGTCGATCCGGCTGGCCTGTTCTTCCAGAGAATGCTGCGAATACGTCCACCCGCGCCCACCGCAGGAACTGCGTTGCCATGCTGATTAATGACAACGTGATACCAGCCCTCAACGGAAACCGTCACCTTGCCTGTCTGAGAATCGTAAGTCAGATCAGGTGTCTTGTTAGAAGTCTGCCCAAACCATCCAGTGGGGAAAATGTTGTTCCCAGTCGATAAGGTTGCGGGAGTGGTGCTAGACCTGTAACACCTTACGCCAGAACCTAATACGGGAGCCGGATAGTTATCGGCAACAGAGAAGATCGCCACCGCGCCGGGAGTTGACTGACCGCCACCCGCCCTTGGTGCAGAATCCCACGCCAGCCCACCAAAGTTGTTGGTGGCAGCACTCTCTACCGACATTGGGCCGGTAGTAACCCCAGGATTGGTGCTGTAGTAAGTGCTGTCAGTACGGGAAAAAGCAGACTTGTTGTTGACGTACACCTTGAACTGATAGATCGAATCCACAGTCCCAAGAACCAACTGGATCGTGTCACCGACCTTCGGCGTGTACGAGACTGCATCACCAAGCGGAATGTCTGACCCGCCAACAACTTTGAACAACCGAAGCGAGTTGTACCCAATCTTCAGATACACATACGAGGTGTAGGCGGCGTTCATCCGGCCAATGAGGTAGTTGAAGCATTCCGCACCACCAAAGATGGGAGACTCCAAGATCGGAGAAGCAAGCACCATCGTCAAAGACTGATAAGACGTGACAGTTGGCGTATCCTTCAGTCTCGCAACAAGAGTCCCATCAGCGCCGCCCACGTCAACCCAAAAAGCCTTAACGCCATCGGTGCGAACGTAGCCCTGATTGTTAGTGACAAAATCCCACCGGAGCGGATCAAGATTCGATAAGTTGACGTAATCGAAGTTGTCCAAACCGTAAGCGCCAGAGTTTGTATTGGCCGTCTGTGCAGCCTTCAACGCCGTTAACTCAGCAGCGTTAGCAACGGCAGCCTTGTTCGCATCATCTGCGCTTGTCTGAGCCTTATCGGCATTCAGGATTCCCGTATCCGCGTTATCCCCAGCACTTTTCGTCAAACCGGCGAGACTGCCAGCACCGGCCTTAACCTGCTGCACAGTCTTAAACGAAGTGTCAGCATCACCAGTCGAGCCTTGTCCAGTGAAGGCATTCCACAGCGACATGAGGAACTGGCCGAAGTTAGCGACACCATCGACAACAACTTCAGCAATGTTGCCGATAACCTTCCCGGCATCATTCAGAACATCCCCGGCAAAATCGGCCAACGCCGCAGCGCCGTCGAAGATTCCCTTAACAACATTGAACAACGTGTTGCTAATGGCCGCTACAACATCCTCGACGGTTTCCCAAACGAAATCCGCGAGTCCAGTGATTGCCTGCCCCGCTTTCACCAAGATGGCAAGCGGCAGAGGCGTTCCCGGCGGCAACCCGGCAAAAACAAGATCAGAGAAACTAGTCAGCGTCCCATTGTTCTTAACCTGATCGTTTTGCAGCCCTTGAATATTCTCCTGAGTGCGGTACTGCAAAGCAGACAAACCGGCACCGATGATTGCCCCATCAACGTCAGTGTTGTAATCGGCACCGGGACTACCTGGAGCGGGGGTTGTCACTGCCTACCCCTAACGTACTCCGCAAGCTTTGCAATCGACTTGATGTTTTCTTCCAGTTCCCTTAGCAGAGACTGCTTTTCGTCATCAGTACCGGCAGAGCGAATCCTTCTCAACATGTCAGCGAACTGAGGATTATCCGATCCGATGAACTCCAAAAGCTCTTCAGCGGTTTCCTCAAGCGTTGGCACGTCAGGCTTTTCGTCAACAATAGCGGCAACGCAGAACTGACCGCCGCCCTTCAGCCACCTTGTCGCAAGCTCAGGATGCCAACGCAAACCCAAGTCCCACCACAACTCTGAAGTTGGCTCCCAAGACTGCACCAAAGCCATCGGCTCCCGATCCTGAAACGTCTTACCGTTTCGCGGATCAACAAATCCGGCACCCATAACAAAGGCCATGCCCTTGGGGTTATTCGGATCGGGTGGATGAACCGTGGAATGCGACACTGAAAGCTCCTAATACCTAGTATATCAACACAATTCGCAGATCAAGAGATCAAATGAACGCCGATGTTGTTCACGATGTCCCGCGTCTTCTTCACAAGCCGCGCAAGACGTTCGCCCGTAGAAAGCGCAGACTTGTTTTCCCCAATCTTCACCTGGATGTTGAGCGCACCATCCCCAGTGTTGTCCCAGCTTGGAATGATCTCCTCAACCTGTGCAATGAAAATGATGTTGTCGAAGCCTCGACACGTCGATCCAACCCTGGAACCGATCTGAAAATGCACACCGGGAATGATCCAAGAATTGCCGCCCACAGACAGTGTGTGCGACGTTTCGGAACGAGTCGCCAGGAACCCCCCACGAAGGGCCGCTATCGCAGACAAAGACCACGAATTGTTCTCTGCCCCTTGCTGATACAGTTCCCACAGGTGAACCCAACCAAGGTTGTTTTCACGCGAAACATTCTTCCACTCAAGCCAAGCGAACAGCGTACCGACCAGGAATGGCATAGCGAGGTCAGCCGCTATAGTCCCTGCGCTAGAGAACCCCGCAAGAAGGAAGTAACCCAAGATGTTTCCAGTAGCCTCAATCACCAAACGTATCGTCGCATCGGCAGCCGGATTGTCGCCGCCCACAACAACACTCACCGCCGTAGCCGGTGACCAAGTCAGTTCAGATGTCTCAACTGGTGACCAAGTGTTATCCCTTATCACAAGCCAAGGCGCTTGAGCTAGCGTGCCCAAAAACCCTGGCCCGTAATACTCATCGGGATAATAGGTTTCGTCATCCTTTATCAGAACGCCAGCATCCTCAACCAAGCCGCCAACATACTGAACAACAGAACGCGCCATCCCATCGATGATGCTCCCGCCCAAGAACGTGCCACCCAAAGCCTTGTTGTAATAGCCTGAGTCATCAACGATTTCGTAAATCAAGGCACCGTTAGCAGGAGTGGCCGCGAACATTACTCCGTTCTCAATCTCGCCCTCGTCAGTGAAAACCCTTCGCCAACGGACAGTTAATTGAGCATCCGAAAGTGAATCTGCGAGGACACTATCGATGGCGTTCATCCTTGTGCCAAGCACAGTCCACAGAGACGAATCGTCAAACGGCAGAGCCTTACACTTAATGTGTACCTGATGATCCTTCCAGGGATTCGCAATCATCTCCCCCCACTGGTCGATATCGAACGGATCATCCGGCAGGTTAACCAAGCCCTGTACACGAATTAGGTTGAGCAGCACCATGATTGAGCATGCCCACTTCGCTGGCCCCAGAATTGGAAGCACGCGAGGCCACTGTAGAATGGGGATTGGTAGCGCAGGATTTGGTGGGCCAAGTAAGAACTGAAGGAACTGCAAGTCATCGTTGAATGTAAACTCCATGTAGCGCATGCCATCTCGCATTTTTGCGGCGTGATGATGCAGCAGCCCAGTCCATCGAAGCTTCCCGCCGAAAAAGTCAACGCGAACGATGATGTTCTTCTTATGCTCTGGATCGTTAGGAACCGAACGAAGCCACTCACTGATGTAGTGATCGTACCGAAGTTCAAGCACCCCTTGGGTACTCACGTTTTTCTTGAACGGAAAAGAAGCCTTGATCGTGTCCTGGTAAGCAACCCTTCCGTAATACTCAAGCCCAGAACTGCCGTCCTCCCGGTTACGGTAAAACGTAATCATCGGCTTGGCCTTGCGAATAAACGCAAGCTGATTGCGCCAGCTTTCAGCCTGATCCGAAATCCCATCAAGCTCAGCAACTCTCGTACCACCAGAAAGTGTTACGGGTAGCTGAAACGGTACAACGCTAGACAACTAGATCAACCTCCAGTTGGCGTTATCCGAAATGATATCGACGCTCTGCTCTGGCCGAATCAGTATCGAAGTAACGCCATCAATGGTCTGCGCCGACGTAGTCGCAATCGTCCGGTTGACCGTGGAAATGTTTTTGATCGTGTACCGGCTCTTGTTGTTGACCGCAGTCGGAAGAATCGGCGCACCGGCAGAGGTCACCAACACCACATAGTCGGTGTCGGTCAACGCGGCCAGGGTTTGAGAAGCGGAAACCGTCACAACAGTTCTCTTTGTTCCCGAATTAGCTTCTGTAGCAAGGGCGTTCAGTTCAGCCGCACTTACAACCTCACCGGCAGCCCAGGTGTTCTTGACAGTCATTTGAAATGCTCCTTAAACGTAAGTCGCGGTGACCTGCACGGCGGCGACACCGCTCGACACGTCGGCGGCAGCCATAGCTCCCGTAACGGCAGAAGCCACACCAGTGGAGAAGCGCAAACCAAGCGCACCAAACTGATGGATAGTCGCAGAGGTGGCCGGGACGGGAATCGTCACCAAGGGAACATCGGTGCCAAGCGTCGGCGCTGAAGCCTTATTGAACAGCTTGTAAAACACCGGAGTTGCAGTCGGATTGCTCAGCGTCACACCGTAAACCGTTCCGGCGCTGGCTTTCACCGACACCACGTTGGTGCTAGCCGTGGTGACAGCCGAATACGTTGTGGGAGTTGCCGGTTGGCTAGAAGTAATGCTACCGCTAGTAACCGTCACTGCTGGAGTTCCCACCACTCCAACCATGCATGTGCTGGTGGTAAGGGAAGCGGAACCCGCAATAGTTCCTGACGTGTACGCAGTACTAAGAATCCGCGCAGAAGATATGCCGGGAACGCTCACTTGATACAAGCCATTAGCGGTCATTGCGCCGCCAGTCACATACGCGCCAGTACCAACATTCATAACCACGTTATTGCCGGTGAGGTTCACAAAATTGGTTCCATCCCGCGAAACCTGAACAATCACAGTTCCGACCCACGTTCCAGTCAACTGCACTGTGTAGGTATCTGCGCCGCCGATGGACGTGCATCCACCAGAGCCGTTGTTCACCGCAACGAGGTTTATCGCTGAAGTCACATCGACATTCTTGATGGATACAGCGGATTGATCGGAAGCAATCACAACCGGCGACGAGTTCGCGGATGTCGCCTGCCCGTTCGCATTCTGAGGTGTGTATGCCATAACTTGTTACTCCTTAAAAGTGTTGTGGCCTAAAACATTTGGAAGAACTGGTTGGTTGGGACAGGCGATCCCATCAGAACCTCAATGGACAAAGCCGCAAACCAAGTGCTACCCACCTTGGTTTGCACTGCCGCTGGTGACGTAGTGGTCACATCCTTTGTATTAAGGACGGCAGCCAACAGCGTCGTCGGCTGATACAGCATTTTCCTGCTGTATCCGGCAGCCGGGGCAGCAGAAACGCTCACAGTGTTAACTGCATCACCACTACCGTAGTAGTGAAACAACCTAGAAGTGCCGTCGCTGCGGGTGAGTGTGACGGCGGGTGCAGTCATCGTTGCGCCAATGCCCAATGGGCTAACCGCCGTACCTCCGATGGGCGTTGTGGTGTTTGCGTCCCTTATCACCGCACAAAGCAACATGCTGGCGTTAGTCCAAACGCCAGACGTTGACGAGCCAGTCCCAACCGCCCATGCGGTACGAACATTTGACCAACTGTTCCCGGCAGTATTGTTGATGGGATTCCATGCCGGGACGGTGCCGCCAGCGGCGGGTGTTGCCGCAGTGGTGTTTTGGGAACTTGCATGGGCGAACATCACCAACAAGTCACCGGCACTGTGCGGAATGCTGCTGAAACTTGTTCCATTTGTCGCGTAGGTATCGAACGTGGTGGCCTCAAGAAGCGGAACGGTAACTCCGTACCACGCTTCACCCGCCGACGTTGCCGTGAAAGTGATTGGCGCACCCGCACCTTGGGCATCACCCATGAGAAAGCTCATTGAGTTTTGAAACGCCGCAAAGGTGTTGGCTCGCGTTGTTTGGTTGTACGCGGAGAGTGTCGCAGGCGCGTTGTACTTGTATCCCTGAAAAGCGTTGAAACACATACTGCCAGTAGGTATCGACTGCGAAGTTACTGTCGCCGCGCTGTTGTTGACTGCCGCAAAGGTGGCACTACCAAAAGAACCAACGCCACTGTAGGAAACGGAGTTGACGATCCCCGTACCGTAGAAGTTTGGATCGCTGACGGTCAGCGTGATGGTTTGCGGCCCGGTTGGAGGGTTGAGCATCCCCAACACGGCAATGCTGCTGCGCTGCTGACCCTGAGATGACCACCAAGCGTTTTGTTGTCTCAACATGGTCAACGGCACACCGTTGATACTCGCGCTGACACTAGGGTTGGCTTGCGCGTAGTAGCCCATGTCAACCGAAACGATCAGCGCATTGCCGACAATGTTATGCGAATGGGAAACGGTAGTAGTGCCGTTACCCCAAGTGGTTTGGGTTCCGATAGAAGCGTAAGCAACAGGCATCAGTAACCTGCCGCATCCACCGCTACGCAAACCCAATCCTGCAACGCGGCATCCCACACCAAACCAACAGTGTGCGTCTTACCCGCAACCGTAGAAGCCAACAACGTCGCCACACCCGACGAAATGAAAGACGCACCCCACGAAATTGTCTGTGCCGCAGCGCCTTTAATCCGAATCATCAGCTTCTGACCGTCCGTAGGGGTGCCAGTCAAGCCACTCGTCATTGACGTGATGTTCGTAGCCAGTGCAGTGATCGTGAACATGTCTGTCGTATCAGTGTTGATCGCTGGCGTAGCAGACGAGGTGATGGTGTTCACACGTTGCGTGATCCGTTTCGACGTTAACGTCTGGGCGTTAGTGGCATAAACAATATCGGCTGGAACATCAGTCAACCCAGACCACGTTGTCGTACCGGCAGGCCCGGTTGCGCCCGTCGCACCAGTCGGGCCAGGGACTGTCGAGTCCGCGCCGGGTGCGCCCGTCAAACCCTGCAACCCGCGCTCACCCTGAATGCCTTGTGCCCCATCATTTCCCGCGTCACCCTTCGACGCAAACAAAGACCACGACGAAGGAGAATCAGTCGGACTCTGCGTAGTGCTAGCAGTCAAACACACATACGACGAACCGGAAAACGAAACAACATCATCGACCGCATAAGTGTTGCTGCCAGAGAAAGCGCCCCGCCAAGTGAAACCTCGCCCGGTGTCGCCCTTCTGCCCCTGTACGCCTTGAATCCCTTGTGCGCCAGCCGATCCCGTTGCGCCAACGGAACCCGCTGGGCCAGCCACGCCGGGAACTCCCTGTGCGCCGGTTGGGCCAGCCACGCCGGAAGGCCCGACCGGGCCTTGAATGCCCTGCGGCCCTTGGAAAGGCACGCCCTGACCATCGGCAGGGAAGCCCGTAGCGTCACGAAAATAGAGCTTGCCATCCGACAACACGATCCATGCGTCACCCGGTTGGGCGTTGGTGGGAAGATTCGCATACGCAGAAACTGTTCCCTGAATGTCAAGGGACACACCGGCATTGCCTTGTGCGCCGGTTGCACCGGCAGGCCCGGTTTCCCCACGCTCACCCGGCATTCCTTGTATGCCCTGTATTCCTTGTGCGCCGGTTGCCCCGGTTGCACCGGCTGGCCCCGCAGGCCCAACCTCGCCAGGTATCCCCTGCAACCCTCTTTCGCCCTGAATCCCCTGTGCGCCTGGAGAACCCGCTACGCCCTGCGCTCCAGCCGCACCCGCCACGCCACCCGGCAACGTGAAGTTGAAAACGGCAGCAGAAGACGTACCAGTGTTAGTTACATACGCCTGCGAACCAACCGGCCCAGTCGAGACAGAACCAAGCGAAATCGTCGCCGCCGCACCGGGATTCCCCGCAGACCCGGCAGGCCCAGCAGACCCGGCAGGCCCAGTAGCACCCGGTGGGCCTTGAATCCCCGCAACAGGAATGATCGAAAACTCGCCATCGACAGCAGACACATCGATGACAGTCCCATCATCAAACACATACAGGTCAGCCATCATGCCTCTCAAACGTACCCACAGCCAAAGGAGTCTCAACACCGCTGGCGGTCATAACAATTCGCCACTTAGTGCCAGACTTTACTAAGTCAACTACGGTGGACTGAAGCGTGAACGTAGCCAAGCCACCGTCGATAACAGCCAACACCCGCGTAGGACTTGCCTTGTTAATATCGATGTCGATATAAACCTGTGCAGCCCAGTTTACCAACTGCCCCAACGCATTTCGCTTACGCAGAGTGAAAGACCTGTCGCAGCCAAGTGTTACAGAAACAATAAACTGCTTCGGCGGTTTAACCAGATAGTTGCCCACTACTTCATCCCCTCTTACTAGATTCTTCCAACCGGCCTAGACCACGGACGCGAATACCACTTGGGCACCTCAAGGCGACACGCATAACCAGCAACCGCATCCGAAACAGAAACCGGAATAGACGAATACGTCCCTCCCGCAATCGGATACAACAAATCCTGCCCACTCCACAAACCCTGAAGATTGATCCGATTAGAAGCTAACAACGTCTGCACGCGAGGATCAGAGTCGGCCACACAACCGGCACCCAGCGGGAGGAACGGCAACTCCACAATCCTCTGACTATCCATAACCCCACGCCCATACTCCTCGTTGCCAAACGAGAAATCTGGCAGCCGCCACCGCGCCTGATCAGTCAAAGTCCACTTAGGCCAAACCGGAACGTCACAATCCGCATTCAACTTGAAAGTTGTTCTGCCAGTTGACGTTGAACCAGACCACTCATAAAAATCCGAAGGGCCAACAAAGAACGGAAGCTCCGCAGCCGTCGTCATCACAACCGTTGAAGCCGCATACAAGTGAGGGTCTTTCCCCTCCCACTCGCCCTCGTAACTCTTAGGCTCCTCAATCATCTGAACCTTCAAGTCGCGGTAGCCATCAGAGGTTGTAAACCGAATTGTTGACTGCTTGACGTAATCAAAACTGTACCGCCACTTAGAGTCCAGCGAATGCCAAGACTCAGAATCCCCACCATCATCAAAAATCGAAACAGTGAAGATCACTTCCCTTCTCTCCCAACGGAAGTCAACAAAAGTCTGACCATAGGCACCCGGCAACCACATCGACTTAACCGGCGCATCGATTGCACCCTTCAGCTTCGGCTGAAGAAAAACGCCCTGCTCGCCAGCGCCCTCACCGGAAATGCAGAAGTACTCACCATGAACACCAAAAATCTCAATCTTGGCGCGGGAGTTAGCAATTGAGTCCATTTGTTAATACTTTCCGATGAACGGCATAGCGGCCTGAGCATCCATGCGCTCAGTAGTCCTACGATAGTCAGCAAGGTCTGTCACATAAATATCTCCATTATGAACCCTGCCGCCGCCAATAGCTGGAACACCGCTCTGAACAGGTGGCCTCTGCGGAAGCATCGGAGTGCCAGAAGCAGAAGCAGTAGAGCCACTAGTTGCAGTGCCAACTAGCAAGCTGGACAAGATGTTTACGGCACCGTTGGTTATCGCACCGGCCATCTGCGCCCCGGCCTGAATGCCCGAACTCATGCTTGAGCCAACACCGGGCGCGGCAGCAATTGCGCTACTCGCGCCGAAACTTCCGGCAGCCATACCGGCTTGCGCCGCCATAGCGGCAGCAGAACCAATCGCTGAAGCAACACCCGAAATCGCCCCTGACAGAGCGGGATTCGTATGATTCTGCGAAACCGGAGCGGCACCAAGGGTCGCTCGCGGATCGCCCTCAGCAGGCCCAGAAGCACCCGGCTGCGGAACACCGCCACTGCCCATGCCGCCAAGAGCGGAACCCATGCCGCCGAAAGCAGCAGTCGCATCCGCTACAGAGGGGAGGGCACCGGGGTCAGGTGCGGGAGCAGTCGCACCCGGCCCCGGTGCGCCTCCGGTAGAAGGCACCGCAATAGCATCCATTCGCGGCGGCGCAACCGTCGATAACGGAGCGGCCTGCTCAGGTGCAAGCGGTGCGGGAGGAGGTGCCATAGGTGGTGCCGGTGGCGGTGCGATAGACAACGGGCCAGCAGCCTGCATCGAAGGATCAAGCGGCCAACCGCCGGGAGCAAAGCCACGAATCCCACTGCGGCTCAAGCCCTTTGCAACACCCTTCGGAATTTCCTTGGAGTTCAACGCATTAAACAAACTTGCGCCATAGTAAGAGGTTGCCTGCGGATTAGTCCTGAACTCACCATTGGAGAGCCAAGCCATACCGTTAGCCGCCTCGCCACCCGCAGCGAAAGACGGATGATCCGGTGCCCCAGCCGAATTCACACCCCACATGCGAACAGCATTCGAAAGCGCAGCACCAGCCTTCTGCTTCGCAGTGCCCGTGCCACGCGCCCCGCCGGTAGAGAAGATGCCGCTCTTGTCGCCAGAAGATTGAGCCTGAATCATGGCCTGCACCCAAGCCTTGGGGTTCTTGCTTATGCCAAGAAGGCCACCCATCTCATCGACAGCGGCCTGAATAGCTTCCGGCGTAATGGAAGTGACTGAATCAAGCAAGCCCATGTTGAAGCCTGTGCTAGCCAGTGCCTCGCGAACATTCGGATCATCAAGTGCCAGTTGGCCGTTCGCCACGCCATTCGCAACAGAAGAAATAATCGATCCGGCGGCATCAGTACCGGGAGAAGCGCCACTGACATCAGCTTCGGAACTGTCGCCACCAAAACCTAAAAGACTGTCCAGCACGGGATTACCCGTAGAAGGCGCGGAGCTATCACCGTTGTTATCCTTCGGCCCCCACGCCGCCATACCGGCATTGCCGATGGTCTGTGCAGTGTTCGTCAAGAAACCGAAATCGATGCCGGTGATCCCAGAAAGGAAAGACGTACCAACATTGAGAAGAGTTGAGCCGATCCGCGAAGCCTCACCGCTCAAGAACTGAGTGATGTTCTTCTCGCTGAAAAGGTTTTCGTTCTCGTCATCCTCCTGCGCTGTCAGCGTTGACGTTGTCAACAGTTCAGAAGGGATACCGCCAGGGAATAGGCCAGCAAGTCCAGCAAGCCCACCGGGAAAAATGGACGAAAGTGCTTGCAGCCCATTGATGTTCGCCCCACCAGCAAGTGTAGGCATCCGATAGGTTTCAGAACCATTCGGCAGACCGCCGCCAGTAGTAAGAACGTGAATGTGATCCAAGTGCCCTTGGGTTGGGCCTTGGCTTGAAGCACGGTTCTGCGCCCTTGCCTTAGACGGGTCACTCATCGGCGTGTAAGTGTCTTGCCAGATCATCGAATCAATGCCAAGCGCAGCAGCGTTCGCCTGAAGGAAGCTCTTGATCTGATCCCCGTAAGCCTTGCCCTCTGGCGTATCCCAATTCGGAATCATAATGTCAACTGCCTGACCCGATGGATGATCGGGATGCGGGTCAGTGGCACGCCAGCCGCCAATAGTCGAGATTCCTGGGAACATCGACTCCACAACACGTTTCACGCCAATGGAGTTCTTCTGAAGGTTCATCTCCCCGCCAGTGCGAGGGCCGGGAAGGGGAGTACCGGCAGGTATCTGAACCATCGGAGGTAAACCGGGAATCTGCGGAACCACAGATGGCACACCGGGACTCGTACCAGCCGGTGTGGTCAACACAGAAGAGGGCGCAGCGTTACGCCCCGCAATACCGGGGAACACCGGGGCGGGTTTAGCGACTGTCGGGCTAGTCGGGTTATTGCCGGGAAGACCTTCTACATACCCAACCCGCTTCTTCCAATCCGCAGTGGTTTCACCAGGATTCGACGGTGGATAGTCAGTCGATTGAGTGGTCGGAAGCGGAACAACAGGTTTCGTCGGAAGTGGCACAACCGGCTTCGGAGAAGGAGACGGCGGCGACGGCTGCATCGGCGGCGGCTTCAACGGAACATTCGGCCAACCACCCGGCGCAAACCGTGGAATGTTCATGTTATTCAAATCGTTGAACAAACCCTGCCCGTAGTACTGCACAGCCGCAGCATTCGTAATGTGTTCGCCTGAAGAGACTTTCGCCAGAACCTTGTCGTCCCGTGGCCCACCCGGCCCACGAACCATGCCGCCGTCTTTGTACGCCTCAAGATAGGGTTCAATCTCGCTCGCGGGAATCGTGATCTTCCCCGGCGCATACGGCCCATTGTCCTGGTAACTAATTTGACCGGCATCCCAAACAGCAATCTGCTCCGCTGATGGCTTCTCGCTGATCTCAAGCACGCCGTTGCCGGTAGCCGCATCAATCAAAACACTGGAATCGTTCACACCAAACGAACCAAACGCAGCACGGCCAGCATCAGTCAGCTTCGCCTTGCCAACAGACCGCTGCCCCCCAAGGATATTTGCTCGCTCAGCCGCATTGGAAGCCTGTGCGCCAGTAAGGAATTCGGCCAAGAACGTCGCATCCCTATTCGGCAAAGACGCACGCAAGTCGGCCAGATCGGGAATCGTGATCGGAGTAGGCACACCACGCGGCCCAACCGGCGCGTTGTACTTCGGCTTCTCCTTCGCCTCATTAACCTTCTTCAAAGACTCCGCATCACCGCGAGCAGCCTTCGCCAAAGTCATAGAATCAAGACCGTACTGCTCGAAAGCCTCACGGTTATCACGGTATTCGGCAGAATCCTCAATCTGCTTCTTCACCGTCTCATCAAGAGAAGCAATGTCAGAATTAAAGTTCACCGAACGAGTCGGATCGCCAGCATTCGTAAACAACTCATTGGCATTGAGGCCAAGCCTCGAAACGATCTCGTTGATGTTGACATTATTGCCAAAGGCACCGCTACCTGGCGCGAATGACTGTGCAGCACTTGCCATTTCGGCTAGCGTCTGGCGAGTAAAGCCACCAGTAACCGCATCCAAAGTTCCCGCAAGATTGCGGAGACTGTCCTCTTGCTGCTTCGCCGCCTCTGCCGCATCACGATGAGCTTCACCCATCACGTTAATGATCTTTGTGACAGCCAAAATGCCCATAGTCAAAACTGCTGGGCCAGCCAACGCTCCCGCAAGGCCAACGAGCCTTCCGACTAGGCCAACCCTACCGCCGGAATCCCCAACCTTATCCCCGGCTTCCTTTGCCGCAGTACCAATTTCAGCAATCTTGCCCTTCGCACCCTTAGCCGCCTCACCCGCGTCAGAGACAGCGTCCTTGGCCTTACTGGAACTGCTCGCAATCGAATCCACATTACTTGCAGCAGCCTTAGCGGCCTCACCGAAGCTCTTAGCTTTAGGTGTCGCCTTAGAAGACGAATCCCCAACGCTCTGAACAGATTTCGCGCCCTTATCGGACTCCGTCCACATAGCCTCAACAGAATCGGCACTCGCAGCCGAAGCAATGCTCAAGCTCCGCAAATAATTTGAAGTCGCATCACTCGAATTGCCAAGCGACTTAACAGATTTCTCCGTCTTTGTCGCCTTCGACGTGAACTCATCAAGCGCAACCGGCGGCAACTCTGGGCCTTGCATACGGCCCATACCGCTAGTGCCAAGATTCGTTGGAGTCGGCTGAATCAAATCGGCGTAGTACTTAGCCCACTGCGCCTTTAGCTCTTTGTTTCTCTTACGAGTATTAGTCTTCTTGCCGGTGTCCATCCAAGACTGCGGACGCTCTTTCGGCGGCTGCGGAAGCTGCGTCGAACTTGGCAACATCATTGCCGTCAACCCAGACGGGCCACTAGAACCAGCCGCAGCCAACGCAGCCGCACGCCGCTGACGATCATCCTGCCGAAGCAAATAAGCAGCCTCACCGGCAGCCAGACGATCCTTCAAAGTGCCAGGGCCAGAACCGATCCCAGCAGCATCACGCCTAGCCTTCTCAGAAGCACTCAAGGTGCTTAAAGGAGAAACCGGCCCAGCAGGACGAGCAGCAGCAGCCTGACTGACAGACTCAACAGCCTTCTTCGTTGCGACAGCCTCGCCGCGCATCTTCGCCAAGCTGTCCGAATGGAACTTCAAAAGCTTGTTGTCAGCGAACGCAGTATTGTTCGCCGCCGACATCACCAACCGCTCGTAGTTCTTGAAAGAACTAGACAGCACTTCCCAAATCGGCTTCACCGTCTTGGTGGTGAAGTACAACATCAGAAGAGGCTTAATCAGACCAGTGTGCTTTTCGATGGTGGTAGCCATCTGCGCGAAAACACCAAGACCGTTAAGAAGAAACAGTGACCACTCACGGGCAACCTCAACAACATCCTTGATGATCGGCTTGACATCTTGATAGCCATCACGAAGCGCATGAAGGAACTCCTGCGTCTGCTTGAAGTAATCATGCAGACGGTTCTTGCCCTTCGGCGTATCCAAGTAGTCAGAAAGCTGTTTTGACTTGTCCGACAACAGCTTTAAGAAGCCGCCACTGTTACCAGTCGCCCGATCAAAAATCTCCGACATCGAACTGATCGAATGACCAATGTTCAATATCGTGTTACCCAAGTGCGTGAAACCGTCTAAGCCCTTGTCGATCCACCTGTCCAAACGGCCATCACTAGAGATTCTCGCAACCCAATTATCAAACTTGCCAAAGACTTTCGTAGAAGCAGCACCAAGGCGAGGCAAGAAATCCGAAGACTCTGCCATCAACCGCATCAAGCCATCCGTGAGTGGCTTCATCCCAACAGAGAGCCTCTCCAAGCCCTCGTTAGTGTTCCCAAATATCTTGTCCATCATGGACTTTGACGAATCCGAACCCAAGCTCTCGCCCAGATTCTGGAAGTTCTTGTTCAACCCAGTCGCGACACGCGAAAGCCCACTCTCCAAAGTTGGGAGAGTGGAATTGCCAAGATTCAATATTGCTTTGTCTAAATCCTGAAAAAGGTTGTCCTGCACAGCATTCTGAAGACTCTTCCACTGGCCTTCCATGCTGCGGGTGGCCTCAACGAAAGACCGGGCATTCGGAGAGAGCTTCTCCATTGCCAGACCGACCTTGTCGATCTTGTCCGTTTCGATCTTCTCAATATTTTTACTGATCTGATCCAGGGCATCCGCAACCCTGTCAGCACCCTGCACTCCCTTAGAGTTCGCCTCCGCAACATCTTCCGAAACCCGTTGCGCCCTAGTCTGAACCTCCTGCAAACGATCAACAGACTGAAGGTAACCCAACTGATCGCGCCGCAACTCAAGAAGCGTCTTCTGACCGCCCTGCCGAAGACGATCAGCAGCTTCCTGCACACCAAGAATCGCATCCGCAACATTCAAAGACGAACGCCGATTCTCAGCGTTCAAATCCTGAATCTCGCGAGTTGTATCCCTAACCGCCGTACCGTAATCCCGGTAAGACTGCCGCAACTGCCGATTGCCGTCAGCGATCAAACGAGCCTGAGTCGCAACCTGCTTCTGATCCTGCGAAAAAGATTTAAACGCATCCGAAACACCATGCAGGCCAACGCCTAACGCCCCAACAGACGTAAGCGCACCAGCAAGCAAACCTGGAAGAGCAAGAGAAGCTTTCGCCAAAGCATCCAAAGACGCAGTCGCGCCAGCAGCCGCATACGCCAACGCCGGAAGCAAATCCAAACCGGCAATGACAATGTTCATGCGAATCGCACGGCTGAACGAATTGCGCTTGAAGATATGTTCAACCTGAGACAAGTCTCGCTTGAAACCATCCCAGTCAGTACGAACCCTGACCGTTACCGGCCTAGCCTCTTGAGCCTGCCGGTAAGCCTCAAGCTTCGCCATCCCGGCGTTATCAAGATCAACCTTCGCCTGAACCGTGAAATCAACACGCTTCTGCTCAAGCTTCCGCTTCGTGTCAGAGTGAAAACCCTTGACAGAAGGGACAATCCGTACTGCGGCTTCGCCAGCAATAGATGCCATGAAATCCCCTAAACGGAAGCTTGTTGGGCACGCGCCAGCGCGGCCTCTATTGCACTCTTAGTCCTAGAAACCTTCAGCTTGGTACGAAGCTCAAAGCCGGGGATCAGAGGACGCTTCATCGGCTTACCCGTAGCGACTTCAATCTGCGTCATCAGCAGACTCACTTCTCTGGTGTGCCCGAAAATTCGCGGCCTCACAACACCGCGATCAGCTTCCTGGGAAGACATCCACTCAACAGTCTCAGGATGCAAAAGAACAGCCTCGTTCAGGGCGGTTCCCTCAATGTTCATCAAACGATCAAAGAAGCCAAGAAATTCATCCCAGGTACGTTTGCGCTGCCATCGTGCGCCAACACGTTCCCACTGGAAGTACTCGTAAGCCGAAAAGTGAAGTGTCTGTTGACAATCCCAGCACATCGGCTCCCAGTAGTCATTGACTATCTTGATTATTTTCCCAACTGGGCTTCTTCACCAGTCCCAAACATATGCTTCAAATACTTGAGATTGAAGTTCTCCCAAACGTATTCGGGCTGGCTGCGAAACAAGTCATGGATCGCGTCGTACTGATCACCGAACAGCGCACGCTCACCATCTTCAGCCGTAGTGGAAAGCCGCCACTTATCGACCTGCTCTTTGGTGGGCTGCTTCAGGACGATGCCCTTCACCTTCATCGGCGGGACAAGGTTCTCACTTACGAGATCAGCCCAAATGTCGTCAGCGTCCAGTTCCTCATCAACTGCAACGTCTGCCGTCTTACTCTTTGCATTAGCGGTTGCCATGTCTGCTCCTTCAATTTTGTTGTGACACAACGAAATCCCCGGCAACCCGGTGGGCAACTTTCGTCACCCACCGGGCCGGGGGTCAAACCATCAAGCCCATGAGAGGGCCAACCGATGCACCAAGATTTAGGTAGCGACGGTGATGGCAACAGACGGGATCGTCAGGGCCGGGGTCACACCGTTGTAGGTGACCGCGATTGTGGTCGAGCCGCTAGCGATACCAGTGACAAGACCAGTGGACGAAACGGTGGCCTTCGTCGGATCGGCGCTGACATACGAGCAATCCGGCGTGTAGTTGATGCCGTTGCTGCCAGTGATCACAAGCTGCTTGGTCTTGTTGGGGCCAGCAGTAGCCGTCAGGCCGGTGACCGCAGCAGCACTGATCGAAGTCGGCTTCGCAACGAACCCGGTCTTGTGAACCAGCGAACGCCAACCCGGCCCACACCAACCCTGCAAGAGCGAAAAGCCTGCTGCCGCATCACGAAACGCGCCGAACGTCATGGTGTACGAAACCGCGCCGTCATCCTTGTTGTCCTGGTTAGCGACGTTGGTCAGCTTCACCTTGGGCAGGATGTAGTACGAGTACAGGTCTTGCCCGTTCACGTCATCCAGGCCAACGAGGTAAGCGCGGTAGAACACGTTCTTCGGAAGGGTCGGAGCCTCAATGGTGGTGCCGCCCTGTGCGCTCACAGCGAAGTTGGTGGCATCGAACGTGGTGCCCCAATACTTCTCCAGCACAACCTTATTCGTCTCCAGAAAGTTCGCCTCAAACGTAACCATACGCTTGGAGATGATCGAACGAACCGGATCGGCCTCGCCGTAACCTTCGATGTCAGTGTTGGTGATGTCCTGCGCCAAAGCGACACCAGCAGACTTCTCAATGATGCCAGCGGACTGAGCGGTAGTCGGCAAAACCAGTTCGCCAGTGGATGGACTCTCCAGCGTCTGCGGAACCGGGTTCAGCATGGAGTCGAACAGAACCGCGAAATGCTGATTACTAAGAACCAGATCGTTTTTCGCGTCCCGAATTGTTTCAAAGTCAGGCATTTTTACTTTCCTTCTAGATTGGGAGTGACTGCAAAATTTGACGGTAGTTAGGAAGGAAACGCGGCTCGCGAGTGCAAAGCTTAAACGTCACCGGCACAAACTTTTCATCAATGAACTGCTCAGGAACCTGTTGTGGGCCAAGCCATTCCATCGATTCAAGAATCTTCGATGTAGACCCGTCTTTGCGAGGAATCGGAAGCATCCCGATAACCCCATCGTCCATCATCTGCCTAACGAACCCCACCAGTTCCCAAGTGGTAGAACGCTTTTGAGTGATGCACGCTATCTGCACAAGGCTTTCGTCAGTCCTGAGCGAACTGTCTGCCTTTCCTGGCTGCCGCCAAATCCGCAGAGTAGGCTGCGTCCCTTGTCCCGATGCAGGATCGTAATAACCTGGCGGTAACCATGTGAAGGTCTTAACCTTCCCATCGGTAATCCAGTCAAAGTAGTCACAGATTATGTCCTCGACATCCTGGTAACCCGTCGTGAACCAATCCGGCAGAAAATCTGTCATATCCGTTCCGACAGATGCATATACAGCGCATCAACAAGATTGCCGGAACCCTCATACGGCGAATACTGATTCCTGCCGTACTCGTCAGCAGCGCCATACGGAGTCGAAGACGAACCAACCCGCACCTCACCAACCCAACGATCACGCTTGTAACCCCAATACGGATTAACCGTAGCGGTGATACTTGCCGCGAGAGCGCCACTCCTAGAACGAGTTTCGATCATCGTTGAGTAAGTCTGTGCAACCCTCTGCGTGTAATCGTGGACGATGGAGCCAACCCTGCCATTAAGCAGAATCTCTCCGATGGCCTTATTGGGAGGGCCGTAAAGCCTTATGTACCAAGGGCCGGGAGCAATATCCACAAGAGACTTGCCAGCAGCAATGTTCGCAACACCACCACCGTTGGAGACTGTCGCATAGCTAGCCATACACACCCTCCACATCAAGCCAGTAGTAACCGAAATCAGTTCCGGTCAAACCACTAGGGTAATCCCACTCAGGCCGCGAAATCACTTGGTATCTAACACCATTGATCTCAACCCGGTCACCAAACAAAACCCGAACAGAAGCTTTCTTCGGCAACCCAATCATACCGCGAGAACTGGAAGACTCCTGGCCCTTCATTGAAGGACTCGCAGACAAACCGCCCATCACAACATTCGAAACAACACCAACAAAGGCGTTGCCCTCGTCGTCAAGCATGTCTACCGGATTGCCTTGTGCGTCAACAGGATCGCCGTGCCGATCACGCTCAGGAGCGCGAAACACCCTCACCGTCTGATTCCTCACAGATGATCCGTATCATCCCAGCCAGGATCAAGAGGAGAGAACATCGGAATCGGCTTGTTCATGTCGATTGCGTACAAGTACCCGATGGTCAAATCCTCATCATCCTTGTAAGAAGTGAGACTCCACAAGCCAGCACCCTTGCGCTGCCTACGAAGAAACTTGTACTCGCCCTCAGTGAAAAACCCTGGAGGACAGTTCTGTTGGCTGTACGAAGCAGCCATCGGCCCCATGACCTCGTAGGTGGCCCTGCGAGGATTCTCAATCTCCCGACGAGCGGAAGCGAGAATGATCCCTACAACAGTCCTAGGAGCGTCTTGCGCTGTGGGCCAAGGCTTTCCAGCGATAGAACGCGCCCACTCTGAGGCCATCAGAAGAACGTCTTCCGCTTGAGCGGACTCAGCGGGAGTCGATAACTCCCACTGAGTCCACCTAGCGAGTTCTTCTACCGTGGCAAGCGATTGTGCCACTTACGCACCGACAGTCAGTGCCCAAGTAGCGGTCTTGCCGTCAACCACAGCAGTGATGGTGGTAGCGCCAGCGGCGACACCAGTCACCAAACCACCGGAAGAAACGGTGGCCTTAGCGGTATCAGACGAAGACCACGTTGCGTCAGCAGTGCGGTCATCACCGTTGCTGTCAACGAGACGCAGTTGGCGAGTCTTGTTCGCACCAGCCGAAGCGGTGACGGTGCCCTGGTTGCTGATCGTCACGCTGACCGGGATGAGCTGAATCTTCGCGCCACGAACGAAAGCATTCGGGCCGGGATCAACAATCGCCTTGTAGCCAACGAACGTGTCAACGAGCGAGCGGTCAGAAGTGACCGAAGGATCGTAATCACCCAGCCAACGCAGAGCAATGTTGTTCGCAGAGCCAACAGCGGCCACACGGTCAGCACCAGACATCGGCGCTGACGGTGGACGAGTCACCATTGCGAAAGCGGTCATGTGGAACAGGTAGGCATCACCGTGCGGAATGTAATCCGAAACGATAACCTCATGTCCCGCAATGCGTCCCACGCGAGCCTCACGCAAAGCAGATGCCGCGTTATCACCCGTCGAGTCATAGCGAGTGAAGCGATCATCAAGCAGCAGAGCCTCTTCCACGGCGCTGCCGCAGATCAGGTAGCGGCCCTGGCGAGGAACGAAAGCATCGTTCAACTGACGGCGAGCGTGGACGATTGCGTCGTACACACCATCGACAGTGGCGGTATGGGTGGTCACATACGCGGCGTTCTGAATGGTGTCCGACAGACCCTGCTCCAGCTTGCGAGCAACAGCATCCACCTGACGGTTCAAAACCTGTCCAGCGTAATCGAAGATGTCCAACGTCTTCTCTTCGTCCGTAAGGACAACGAGGCTGTAGACATCGTCGGTGAGCTTGACATCCACCGACGTTTCGGTCAGATCACTGACGGTGAGGTTACGGGCAGCACCAGTCCCGCGCAGCACGCGAGTGTTTGCATCAGTCGGATTCGGAATCCGAATGGTGATGGTGTCATTGTATTTACCCGCGAAGTCGCCCAGGCCATCTTTCCACACAAGCTGGGTCAGGACGAGTTCGCCCTGAAGCATTCCCAGAACAGTGTCGATGATGGCATTAGGCTTGATAAAAGCGTTTGCCATGAAACGGTTCCTTAGTTATTGATGCGCGAAATCAGTTGCCGCGCAGCGAGAATGGGTTACGTCCACCGCGACCAAGGCCACGCTCTTGCAGTCTTTTCATAACTACATCGGCAGTGATTTCTTCGTCGTCGTCGCCGCCACCAGCACCGCTATAACCTCTGCCCGAAGGAGAATCATCATCTTCGGTTGACTTCGGCTTCAACGATGCAGGCTTCTTTTTGGTGGCCCGTCCGTCCTCGACACTCAGGACGTTGAGTAGATCATCTATGTCCGCTGCGATTGATTCAGCGTCATTTCCCTTGATCCTGCTTGCAAAGCGGGGAGGGAGTCCCTTTTCCTCCGCGAGATCGCGGACAAGGTCATCACGTTCGCGGGACTCACGAAAAGCTTTCAACTCATCCAATTCCTTGGAGAACTGCAATCTTTCGGCTTCCCAGCGTTCAGCGTCAGTCTGCGTGGCCGACTTTAGCGGACGCAATTCCTCGACTTCCGCTTTCAGTTTACCATGCTCTTCAAGAATCGGATCGTACTTCTTCCGTTCTCGCGCAAGCCTTTTCGTAACAAGGTTGTTCGCCCACTCTTCGGCAGTATCCTTTGAGTCGAACTTCCACCAGTTAGAACTAGCAGGAGGAGGGGTGAAATCATCCGCAACCTCTGAGGCACCGGACTCAACAGAACCCGAAGTGTCCTCTGCACCAACAGCAACATCTTCCGACATTGAATTACTCACTCTCCGTACCGTTTTAGGCCGCACGTCTCGCCTTCCGCACAGAAGCTGTGCGTAAACCTAAGCAGCTAGCTGCTTCCTCATATCGAACGTCCAACGAACCCGTGGATCACGCGGACTAAGGCCAGAATTCAAAAGCGTCTCACCAGCATCCCGAAGCTCACCGTTCATCAACGCCATATCAAACTGGTTCCCATCGAAAGCCTTCGTTTCCGCGAAAACCTCACGCCACAAAGTCATTTCAGCACGCTTACGAGCCTTGCCAGACAAGCTCTTGTCAACCTTCTGCCAAACCTTGTCCCGCCAAAGGTTGTTCCAATAAAGGGCCGCAGCGTCCTGGGCACCCTTCGTCGTATACACAGGGCGAAGCATGCACCGGCAGTTGTCATGCACCTTCGCAATGTCGTACCAGCCTTCCGGCACCGTGCGCTCAACATCTGGGCTGGCCTTAAACCTCTTGTTACTTCCAATGAATGAGCCTTTACCGAACACCGCTCCGCGAGCCGCCAGCAAGGCACACAGAGGGCAAGGATCGCCATCAGTGACGCGAGCAAAGCCCTTAATCCTCTTGTCGCGAGCCATAACTGAGTTAGTTACCCCACGCGCACCATTCATCGACTCACGCACAGCGGCACCAGCAACACGAACCGAAGCATCACGCATGATCTTCTCTTCAGGCCCAGGCATGGCTCGCTTGGTCATGTAATTCGACTCAATCATAACGGTTTTCGCGACATCGACCCGATCAAACCCTTGCAGCGGAACGGAAACCTGCCGCAGCCGTCCAGTGCGAAGATCATCAAGCTCCTGCATCCGATCAAGCACAAACTGCGGAGTTCCCATAGCAGCGCCGCGAGCAATCTGATCCGCAATCCTCTGAGACTGAGCATCAAGCACAAGCTCAACAGGGGAAACCCCAACCGGCGCAACAGGATTCAAATCCACAACCGGATTAAACTCAAAATCGGTCACCGCCAACTGCGGCATCCGAAACGAGTCAAGCGAAACACCGGAAGGCCGCTGAACATCTGGGTAATCAATCAACAGCGGAAGCTCAACCGTAACCTCCGCATACCTGGCATTCGCCACATAAACTGACGAAACCCTTTGCGACTGAAGGAAAGCCGTCTCAATCCACGGCAGGACAGCAGAAGTGAACCTCTCCGATGAAGCATCCAAATTGCGGAACCTCATTATCTGCCACAAAGGAAACAGAGCCAGGACAAGGTTGTCCGCAATCGTCTCCTGATCCTTCGCGTGCCTATCGGCAAGCCACGCCGACAACATCGTCATCGGCGCAATCTGACCCTCCGTAGTAACGGGAGCCGTCATGCATTCTGCCCACCAGTCCGGTTATTCAACGGACGCTGATTACGGGTTGAGTTTGGGCCACCTGGGCCATCCGTCGCAGACCCAACAGGATTTTCCGACTGGGCAGCAGCGGGTTTCACATTCAAATCCCTCAAGTACAAGTTGAGTGGATCGGTATCGTCCCAATGTTGTTTCCATTCAAGAACTTCCGACTGATCGACACCAGGAATGCGATTCCAGGCAGCCCACTTCGGAACACCAAGCTGATCAACAATCTTGCCCCAGGCATCAGCGAACTGACTCAAGGAACGCACCTCAACGTCCTGCCAATGAACACGGGCAGAGAAATCGTTAGCGTCCTCCTCGCGCCCCTCAATGTGAGCGGCCAGCCGCAAAGCCTGCGCGTGACTGCGGCCCATAATTGTCTGCTTCTCGAAAAGACGTTGGTACGTCTGCCTTCTCGCGCCATCAAGAGCATCGGCAGCAACATTCACAATCTGGCCCAACAGGTTAGGCGGCAACTGTGTCACAGCGGCGAACGCCTCAAGGTCAGCCTTGTACGCCTCAATGAAACCCTGCATAGAAGTCTCATCAAGAGTGCCGAACTTCGCCTGCACATCAGAAGCAATCAGAATGTCCTCGTTGGCAAGTCGAATCTTGTCCATCGAAACCTCCTCTTCCGTATCCGGCTGCTCCAGGCCAGTGGCCCACCGAATCTTGAAAGAGTTGAAGTGCTGCACCAGAAGTCGATCAAAAGCCGTCTTATCGATACGAGCCGCAAGATCAATGATCGGCTCAACGTCACCCCAAGTGCGGCCCTCAAGATCAATCTGATTCACATACCGCACAAAGGGATTCACGCCGTAATCGTGAACCTTCGTCTCAACTACCTTGAACTTTGAGCCATCAAACTGAAGGACATGATACCCCTCACCGTTGAACCACCAACGCCAACTTCCATCAAATCGCTTCTCTAGCACATACTCTGGGTACTCATCACCGAAAGGATCGGCGTACAAAGCGAAACAACGGGCCGGTGACACGCCGCGCATAACCGCCATGCTTTCGCCGCCGCTGTCAGCCGGGATCACCTGACCGCTGTCCGCATCCCGAATGCCCCGCGTCACACGAAGATACGAATACCCGGCAATCATCGTCGTCCGATTGATCGACAACTGCTGAGACTTCATATCGTTGAATTCCCAAGTCTTCCAAGCCTCTTGGTTCTCCATGTCGCCCTCACGGCGATAACCATCAACAACCATCTGCTGCGCGAACGTAGAAACCATCAAAGGAATCCACGGCGTGCGAGCAAGACGCTGAAGCAGATGCCGCTCAGTGTTGCGCTTCAACGGCTTAACCTCTGGCTGCTTGCCGTTACCCCAAGACTCAAGCTTCCGAATCCGGTGCCGCTCATGGTCAAATGCCGGGAACAACTCAGTTCCCAAATACTTGATCAAGGTCTTCGTATTCGCGCCATCGGAAGGAAAGGCCACCCTCTCGCGAGGCCCGTCCACCCAAATGTCGTCGGAGTAGTAATTGTGGTAATTCACCATATTCGGCCACCTCTTGGCTTGCCTTCGTAGGGCTTACGCTCTGTCAGCGCATCGGCCCTCTTCATGTTCAGACCCCACAAGGCATAAGTGACAGCGCAAACGCCCGTAATATCCACAGTCGGATCAACCCGGCTCCAACCCCAACCGTTGTACTCATCAGTACCGACCTTCCCGCCCACCATGTACTGCCGCGCACCCGAAAGTCCTTGCGCCAGAGACTTATCCCCCAAATGAACCAAGGAACCGTCATACACAGAATCAAAGAAGAAACCAGTACTCCCCATGATCTCCCTCGTACCAAAAGGGATCACCTTAGCGCCCAAAGCCTCAAGCTCAGGAATCAAAGCACCGGCACGGGCACCCGACTGCACACACACAGCAAGCGGAACAGGATTATCCGTTGCCCCGTAAAGCTTTTCAATCACATCAACACACCAGGAGATGCCGCCACCATCCTGAACAATCTCAACCTGCTTCAAGCCATCAGCCGTATAACCAGCCAAAGCTATTGTCGCACAAGACCTATCAGGTGCCGCATCAATCGCAACCACATACTGCGAAGTGATCTCCGACATCGGCTGGCCCTTGCACTCATCGTGCGACAAGCCGCCACAGCGACACAAAGAACGCCAAGTGTCGGCATCTATCGGAGAATTAACGTGAGTATCAGCCCAAAGACCAAGGCGCTCCCGCGCAAAATCCTTGTCGGACAAAGACCGGCGTTCAAGTTCGATGAACTCCTCATTCAGGCGAATCCCTAACGCGGGGTTAGCTTTATACCACTGCTCGCGATCATCCAACGGACTATTCGGATCAGCGCACCACTCAAACAGTGCGATCCCCGGCTCATGCGACAGGCCGCGATCACGAACCTGCAAAAGCACATCGGAGTCCTCATGCCCAGTCGAAGACGCATACCAAATCTGCGGATTCGGACGTGCGCTCAAAGCCGGGATCAACGCGCCAATCATCTCTGGCGCAAGGGAATACGCCTCGTCAAGAACAACCAAATCTCCAGAGAAGCCCCGGCCAGGATCGCGGCCACGGGCCATATAAAGCAGACGCGCCCCATTCTTAAGCTCAATCCCAACATTGTTGTTACCGCTCCGCTTCTTGTGAACCATCTTGTCCAAGTCGGGGCAAGACTCAATCAACCGGCACATACGCAGATAGGACTCATGTGCAGTCGGAAACAACTGTGCGCTATGGATAATCAGCTTCTCGCCAAGCAAGAACAGACCAACAAGCTCCCTAGCCTCAACGATGACCGTCTTCCCCTGCTGGCGCGGCACCAAGAGCGCAACCTCTTTGGCGCTCCACTTGTTATTAACCAGGCCAAGCGACTCCAGAAGGCAAAACCGTTGCCACTCATCAAGATTCACGCCAACAGCATCAAGAAACGCTATGCACTTAGCGCCAACCGTGTGGTTGTAGTCGGGAATCCAACAGTTAGAAGGAACCTGACTGCCAATGCGTTCACCCTCAACAACATTGACGCGATCTTCACCAAGCTTGAACGGCTTGCGAGTCGCCGGAACTGTGCCAGCAGGCATAACCGTCCTCAACCGTCCAAGCTAAACGCCGCCATCAACTTTTCGATAGCGGAATCCTCGCCAGTAGCCTCATCAACTTTCCCAAGCTTGAGGTGAGCGATCATGGTACGCAACGCAATTCGCTGCTGACGTACCTCGCCAAGAAGGGGATTGACGATAATCTGAACCCTCGCAGCGCCATCGGCCAAAACCTCAGCCTCTTCGGCCAGCCGAACCCACTCCTGCGAATTCGACCTCAGCGCCGCAGAAAGCCTCTCAATGATGTCAGCGGTACGACACGCCTCACCCAACAGCAAAAGACCGGCAGCGTCGAAATCAGATACCTCTAAAACGGCATCCCAAAGCTCCCGGCCCCGGTGATCAAGCCCGTTAGGTGGCTGCATGATTCCTATACCAATCCCAATGCATATCATGCGCCTTCTCAAGCAGCGCAACAGTATTCAAGAGCCGCCGGTTCACACCAGTCAGCCCAAGCTCCTCGCGGCGCGACTCATCAAGCGCCAACCTCGCGTACAACGAAGACAACTCAGCAACATCCCACCGGATCATCTCTTTGATCTCATCAAGCGAAAGCTTATTGCCCCGAAAGTCAACGGGCACTTCATCTTTGGCGGCAGCAGCCATCATACCGCACCCCTCTTGATTAATTGTATCAGCGAAAACATCAGACATCCCAAGCCATCACTGCCCCTACCTGCGACAGATTGATAGATAATAAAGGAAGCCGCCCATACGAGGAGCGAAATGCCAAGGGAGCTAAAGAAAAAGCACCAAAACCGGGTCTGGAAAGACTCCTGCGGAGACATCTGGTTCTTCGAAGAAGCGAGCCTACGCTGGATGTGCCTACTCGCATCCCTAGACGGCTACTACGTCGAAAACTGGATCGCACCAACGGAATTCGACGGCCCGTACAAAGAGATCGCCCGAAACAGGGTCTACGGACTGCCATGAACTGGCACAAAACCGACGAACACCAAAAAGTGTTCAGCAGATACCAAGCGCACGATGACCAGAAACCGGGCCACACATATGTCATCCAGAAAAAGCGCACCGGATCATCCGGCTGGCGGCTCGCGTACCGCACAACCGAAGATCAGCCACTCCGAATCATCTACCTCGCAACAACATTGGCCGAATGCAAAGCCTACGCAGAACACTACCGGAAGGCCCAATGACATCACACCTGGAATGTGGCTGCCCCACATACCTTTACAAGCACGATTCCTGGTGCCCAGCCACGCCAACCTACATGCAACTAGTGAAGGAAAACGGCAGCGACCCATCAAACCTCTGGGAATTCATCGTCTTCGGACTAGGGGCGCTACCCGACTGGGACAAAATATGATCTACATCATCTGCGCCGCATGCAAAAAACCGCTCGCACTCGTTGAAGACGACGATGAGTACATCCAAAAAGCAGAAGTTGCAGCACTAGCCCACTCCGAAGTGTGCGAATCCTCCGACGAAGACTACCGACAAGCCGTGTACGACATCAGATTTCGACAACTAACAAAGGATATCGATCTGTGAGCTACATCGAAGAAGCCAAAGCCGTAGTACGCGACATCGGAAACGATGACCTCGCCATCTACGACGATCAACCAGCAGTCCTCTGGGGAATCCTCAACGCCCTCATCGGAATTCACGAACAACTCAACAACGGCTTAGTAGCGGAAGTCTTCGAATGAGTGACATCCAAGCGGCCTTCCGCTCGCACCAGTACTGGCTCACCGGAGCCGACTACATCTGCTCATGCGGATGGAAAGGCCACAACCCGCCCAAGCACGTCATCGAAGAAGTTCTTCTCTACCAAGGACTCCGGTCAGAATGGCCGCACGCCAAGCACCGCAAGTCCGAACTCACCGAAGCAATGACCCACCCACTGAGCGAGCCTCGAAAGAACCGGCGCATCACCGTAAGCGTTGCCGGGTTCCGCGACAAGCTCGCCAAACTCCTAGGCGCATACACCTAATGAAAACCATTGCAACACTTCTCATCACAGCCCTCGCCCTAACCGGCTGCGCCCCATCCGATCAGCTTGACCAGATCATGGGCCGCACCCAAGGCACCCCAACAACGGAACCGCGAAAGCTGGACTGCGACTTAATCTTTCCCGCCCCAACAGATCGATCCAAGGAGGAGGTGAACTAACGCAATGGATTACAAGAAGCCAGCGCCCAAGAAGCCGAAGAAAGCAACCGCAACCCCCAAGAAGGGAATGATGACACCCAAAAAGAAGTAGGGGTGGCCGGGGCAGGTAACGGTTTCGACAATCCGAAAGTCCGCACGTCGGAACGGATTGGACTAGGGTTCGACTCCCTACTGCTCCACAAACTAATTGGGTTCAGTTAATTGCGCCATTCCGCGACATGCGGAATGAACAAATAAGCCGAACGCACCTTCCGGCGGCACGATCCGCACCGTCTGACAATCCCAGGCCAGCATTGACAACCCCAGGCTCAACCCTGAGCGCCGCTGTCGGCACCGGCCTGCCCGAATGCGTTGCCATTGTTCCAGGTCAAAATAGGTTTCAGCCGAAAATCGCTGCTAGGGGGAAAGCCGCATTCCGCTGAAGTGTCCCGCGTGTCGCGAGGTCGGGGGTGACCCCCTGG